ATGGGAATACGATTTGACGATTAAGGAGGTTTGACGATGAGAAAGAGAAAGAAGCCATTAGGCTACAACAAACGTTCCGAGGAACAACGAATTTACGACATTCGGTTTTGTGCCGATTTGTTTTTGCGTGGGTATTCGTACCGGGAAATTGCGGACGCATTGAACCGGGATTTGTCCGCCCGTGGAATGGGTTATACAATAACCTTTCAAATGGTTTATTACGATTTGCAACAATGCCTTATCGAATGGAAGCGGGAACGGTTGGAAACAATCGACGAATATGTTACGCAGGAATTGCGCAAGTTGGATAAAATGGAGCAACAAGCGTGGGAGGCGTGGGAGGTATCCAAAACCGGAAAGCAGCGCACCAAAGAGAAAACCAACCGGGGGCGTCCTATCAAAACGGATGCAACCGACGGCGACCCGGAATATTACGGGTATGACGAAACGACCGTTGAAACGTCGGCGGGCAATCCCCGGTTTTTGGATTTGTTGTTAAACATTCAACAACGCCGGGCAAAGATGTTGGGATTTGATGCACCCGTTAAAATTGAGATACCCGGATACAATGCCGGGACGGACGACGATAAACCGAAATACGATGTTAAGGCAATCCCGGACGACCTGTTGTTTGCCGTCGCCGACAAATTGCAGTCCGCCGAATTTCAAAAGACAATCGCCGAGAAAGGAGGGGCGCAATAATGGCAAAGCGAATTAATGTTGTTAAACAGGTTGTAACCAAAACGAACCATTATTACGGGGATTGCGGACACGGTGTTTGGTATTTCGACCATGAGAATTTAGATGTTGCAAATAGATTGCCGATTTGTTGCCGTTGTCCGTTTACCCCGAACCGTTGCCGGATAAGGAGCGAAATTGCGTGTTTGAATTGGATACCGAAAAAGCCCGGCGAATTGATAGTTACACCCGATAAAATTGTACGACCATGAGCAACGAGGAATTATTGAAGATGTACGAGGCAATCAAGGCAGACCCCGGCGAATTGGTGCGAGCCGCCGCCCGTAAACGTCTTATCAACTTTGCCCGGTATATGCAACCGGATTTGGTATTGGAACCGTTTCATGTTGTATATTATACCCTGTTGGATATGTTTGCGCATGGCAAAATACGAAAGATGATTGTACAACAGCCGCCGCAACATGGCAAATCGGAGGGGTCAAGCCGCAAATTACCCGCATTTATGTTGGGGTTAGACCCCGACCGCAAAATATGTATCGGTTCGTATGCGGCGACAATCGCACGGGATTTTAACCGGGACGTTCAACGAATAATCGACACGCCCCGGTATCGTGAATTATTCCCCGGCACGTACTTAAATGGGTCGAACGTCGTAACAATGGCGAATACCTATTTGCGCAATTCCGATGTTATCGAAATGGTCGGGCGTAAGGGGTCGTTGCGTGTCGTCGGTCGTGGCGGTTCGCTGACGTCTAAAACCGTGGACGTTTCGATATTGGACGACGTGTATAAAGATTACGCCGAGGGTAACAGCCCGATAGTACGGGCGGCGGCGTGGAAATGGTACACGACCGTTGTACGCACCCGTTTACACAACGATAGTCAAGAATTGATTGTATTTACCCGTTGGCACGACGACGATTTGATAGGGCGCATTGAAAAGAGCGGCGAAACGATTATTGATGTTAAGTGTTGGGCGGATTTGGAGGACGTAACGCCGGGGGCGTGGGTGCGCATAAACTTTGAGGGACTGAAAACCGGGGAACCGACCGAGATAGACCCACGGGAACCGGGGGCGGCATTATGGGAAAGCCGACACAGTAAGCAAAAGTTGGAAGCGCAAAAGGCATTAGACCCGGTGCAATTTCAATGCCTGTATCAAGGCAACCCCGGTTCCGCCGAGGGTCGATTGTACCAACCTTTCAAAACGTGGGTCGAAAAATCCGATTACGGCACGTATATTCGTTCCGGCGCATACATTGACGTTGCCGACGAGGGCGACGACCTGTTGTTTGCGGCAACGTATGACGTGTATAAGTCCGACAATATGTTTTTCAACGAGAAAACAAAGCGCATGGAGCCGATATTGTTTGCCCTTATTACAGATATGGAAATGACGGACGAAAATACGGACGTTACAACCGTAACCGTCCCGGCGATGATTAACCGGAACGGGACGCAAAAAGCGTGGGTTGAGAGCAACAACGGTGGTGCGGGTTATGAAAAGGTTATCAAAAAGAAAGTCCGGGCGATTACCGACCCGTTTTATCAAGGGGGCAACAAGGAAAGCCGGATAATAACAGCGTCCGCAATGGTTAATCAACATATAATTATGCCGTTCGGTTGGGAAACCCGGTACAAAGCCGTTTACGACCATGTAACCGGATTTTTGCGCAATTTCGGAGCCAACACGCACGACGACCCGGAGGACGGATTGACCGGGATATATGAAAAAGAGATTGCGGACGGCAATATACAGCCATACGCACACGCAAACCGAGGCGTAAGACGACGCAATTAGCAATATTTTTGAGATATGCAAGATTATCCGGAGAAAAGTTTATAACTTTGTAACCGAAACGAGAGGGCAAAGGGACAGCCCCGGAGAAAGTAATAATATTTTTAACGTTAAAAACAAAGAAGTATGATTTGTAAATGTCCGGCGGGGGCGGCGTTGCCCGATGTACCCGCAATTACGTGTTCGGAAAGTTTCGGACAGGTTCAGAAAGTGGCTTTTCAACGTCTTATGAAAGACGACGGAAGCAAAAACAGTTTTACGAGTGCAAAAGCGATTACGGCGTTAGCGTCGTGGACGCCCCTGTTATCGGCGGCGGATAGCACGAAAATAGTTGTTTCGCCGTATATCCAAGCCCCGACCGCCGAGGCGGGAGCCGCCCTCACCTTTGGAGGCGGTAACGAAACGTTAGGAGGCGTCGAAGAGATTATTGGACGTGAACCAACCCCGTTTACCGGAGTTATCCGCAAAGCCCCGCAGGCGGTTATCAAGGCATTGAAGGAAATGCAATGCGAAAGTTGGGGCGACAATTTGGGTATCTTCATTTTCGACGAAAACGGCGCAATCGGCGCAATCAAGGGGGATGCAGACGGTACATATTACCCGATACCGATACGTTCGTTGTTTATCGGCGATAAGACGTTGGGCGGATTGGAAGCCCCGGACAGCAACGCAATACAATGGTCGTTTTTGCCGAATTGGTCGGACGATTTGGCGATTGTTGCCCCGGCGTTTAACCCGCTTACGGATTTGAAACCCGCACAAGATTAATGACGGCGAAAGTTACAAAGGTCGTGTTGGAGTGTCCGACCCTTAACACGACCGAAGAATTTGAGATTAACCATGCCGAACGCCTGTTGCGGATGCCTAACAATGGCGGTTGGCAGTTGCCCGAAAAAACACCTTTTGAATTTAGCAAAGAAAATGGGATTAGATATAAAACGCATAAGAAAGGAAATAACGGAACCGAGGAAAAAGGCGACGATAAATAAAGCGGTCGTACATCAAAACCGCATTAAATTTCACGCCCAAACCAACGTAACGCCCTTAATGTGTTTACCCACGACCTATTTTTTGGCATGGGTTCAAAATCTTATCCCGCACGATAAATTCAAAATCTTCAAAACATTGTTCCGTTACCCCGTTCGTACCAACGAGGTAACGGGCATTTGTTTTGATAAGTTAAGCCGTATTTTCGACGGTCGTAACCCGGCGTTCAACTATCAATTCCAAAACACGGAACAACGGGACGATTGGGAGTATTACCGCCAAGATGTATTAAAGGAGCCGGAAATTTGGAGTACGAAAGGTTGGGAGTTTTTCAAGACGGAAATAAACAGCGTCTTAATAGTTGATTTGCCCGCCGAGCAAAACCCAGCCGACCGATACCCGACCCCGTATTTTTATTGGCTACCTATCGAAAGCGTCATAACCTTTGAGGCAAACCGGACAACCGGGGTTATGGATTGGATAATTTTCCGCCAACCCGATAAACGTATTGCAGTTATTGACGATGAAC